ATGCTGAGCTTGAATTATCAAAAACAAAATTTCAAGATGATCCCTCAACAAGAATTTTTCTTGGAACTTGGCAAAGATCAGGAACAGGTATTACTTTGACAGCTGCAAGTTATATGATTTTTATTGACACACCCTTTACAGCTGCAGAGTTTGAACAAAATTCTGACCGTATACACAGGATTGGTGCAAAAAATCCAGTATTTATCTATAACTTGATTGCAAAAGATACAATTGACGAACGAGTTTGGGAAATTGTTAATGATAAAGAAGCTATTTCCGATTACATTGTTGATGAAAAGATTTCTGAAAAAGGTCTTAACAGTCTCAGAAAATATATTGAAGAATTTATCTAGTTGAATAAATTATCTATTTCCATTATACTTAGTATTGTAAAGTGTGATGGAGTAAGTAGGCGTCACATATCAGTGGCGCTTTTTATTTTCTAGTTGATTAAACTCTTAGTATCATTTATAATATAATTAACAAATAAGAACCTAAGGGAGGGAGTAAATTGACTGAATGTTAGACGAATATAAAGAACTCTATCGTCAATGTGCGGATCTAATTGACGATTGGCAGAAGTTATCAAAAAATGATTTATGTCGTGAATATGTCAAGAACGCTGGAAGACCTGATATACAAGATTCATATTTTGCAGCAATTATGTATCGGTACTGGAATTTAATTCCGAAATATTATTATATGAGTCAGAATGTTGCATCTCCTGAAGATTGTTATGAATGGCTTGAAGATTCTGTTTATGGATGTCTGAAAGCAACAAGTTGGGACCGTGAAGACAGCTCAATCTATAAAGATCCAAATGGACCAGATAAAGTAATTAATCGATGTATGAAGTGTGCTCGATTAACATTTTATCAATTTATCAATCGTAAAAAACGAAAAGATAATTTTGGAATGTTAAGTCTCGATGAGTTAACGGAATTATTTGGAAGTACTGTTGAAGAACCTGCGTGTTCTGAGAATGTCACTGATGGTATAACTCAATGGGCACTTGAATCATACATAAGAAAATTATTTAGTAAGAAGGATTACTTTGTAGCAGTACTGATTGATGTTATATCTTCTCAAGATGTGTTTGATGTCTCTGTTAATTCTGAAACACATGTAGTTACTACAAAATTCAATGTTAAAAAAGTAACAAAGTTCATTGTTAATATTGATGATACATATATTAATTCATTTTCTAAAAAATATAAGATTGATATAGACACTGTTAAGGATGGTTTTTCTTATTTTATGTCGCTTAGATCTCCTACAATTCGTGCAAAAACATTAACATGTTTAGAACGGTTGCAGCATGATTCATTTTTCAAGTTGTTACATGAGGGTGGTGAATAATATGCTTATCGATCTTTTGAGCATGTCGAATTATGCACAATTTAATGTTAAACTAGCTCATATGATTGGATTGAACCCATCCATATATGTGTCTCAGTTAATTGATATTAATGAGAAGGCAATTCGTAAAAATAAGATTGACGGTGATTACATCACAGTAGATCGAGAATATATTACATCAAGAACAACTTTAACTGAAAATGAGCAGATCGCTATCGATGAAACTTTAGCTAAGATTGGTGTAATTGAAAGAGATGTTGATAATCCGTCGAGGTTACAGATCAATCTAACAGTTCTCACTAGCATCGTAATGTCTCCTGATGAAGATCTTGTAAAAGATATTTCAGGAATTGTTAAAAAGAAACAGCCAAAGAAGAGCAAGGCTGAAACAATTCGTGATAATCTAAAGACAAATATCATTACACTAAATCCAGAACTTCATAGTGCATATTGTAACTGGATTGACGCTGTGTATGAGAAGGAAGGTTGGATGACAAAACAAGCTGTGGTAAGTGCTCAATCGGCAATTGATCAATTTTCAAATAGAAATCTTGATGTAGCTCTTAAAATTCTTGAAATTGCATCAATTAATGGTTATAGAGATGTGACCTGGGCTATTAACAACTACAAAAAAGATTTTAGAATTGATGCTTCTCAATATCAACCGCAAGTAGTAAATAAACCTCAGCAACCTGTTCAACCTCAGTTGAGAAAAAGATTAAGTGATGAGGTATTTTGAGAGGTGGTGATTAGTTGTCAGGTATTCAGCTAAGTGATGAATGTTATCTGCAGGATCAGTGTTGGAAATATCACAACACTGACGCAGAATGTAAACATAGTGCAATCTATTGTCCAAGATTTTTTCGCATCAACTATTTATATGACGAATCATTAATGTCTCCGAAGCAGAGAAAATATCAATCTTTAAGAATTGATGATGATGGAACAGATAGAGAAGCATTCATTCAGTTAAAGAAAATTGAAGAAAATATTGAGAAATTTGTTGAGGATGGAACAAATCTGTACATTCATTCCTCAATCTGTGGAAATGGCAAAACAGCTTGGTCATTAAGATTACTTCAATCATATGTTGGTAAGATTTGGCACAAGTCAGATTTAACATGCAAGGTGTTGTTTATTAATGTTCCAAGATTTATTCTTGCATTAAAAGATTCTATTAGTACTTCAAGTGATTATATAGATCATATTAAGAAAAACATCTTTACAGCTGATCTAGTTGTATTTGATGAAGTTGGTACAAAATCTCTTACAGCGTGGGAACATGAGCAGATATTGAATCTAATCAATACACGAATTGATATGAATAAGTCCAATATCTACACATCAAACTTAACTGGTAATGAACTTCGAGAGAAAGTTGGCGACAGACTTTACAGCAGAATAATGAACTTGTCAACAAATATTGAGTTATTCGGCAGTGATAAAAGAGGTCTAACTCATAGATAAGTACTTATTATTTTGCAGTAGGAGGTGATTAAAATCGTTCAGTTACAGTTTTTGAACTATTTACTTCAGACGGGTGATAGTTCACTATTGATGGTAAATAGTCTGGATGAGTCATATTTTTCAGATTTTAAAGATGAATACAATTTTATCAGAGAGCATCTGTCAACTTATGGTCAGATACCTGATAAATTTACATTTGCAAATAAATTTGACACTTTCGATTGGATCGAAGTAGCAGAAAATCCAAATTATCTCATTGATGAACTTTATAGAGACAGAAACAAGAGAGCTCTTGCACAAATCTTTAATGGTGTTCGTGATAGAATTAATTCTGGAGATGTTGAAGGTGCTATGGCTCTATTTACAACATCATCTCAAGAAATTGTTTCTTCGACTCATATTGATTGTGTTGATATTATTAGAGATCAATCTCGTTACGATGCATACATAGAACGCACACAAGATTTTTCAAAGTTCTATGTTAAAACAGGTTTCACAGAGCTTGATGAATTAATCGGAGGTTGGGATAGACTTGAAGAGTTAGCTACAATTGTTGCAAGACCTGGTGTTGGTAAATCTTGGGTATTGTTAAAGTGTGCAATTGCGGCAGCTGAGCAAGGTCTAAATGTGGGTCTGTATTCTGGTGAAATGAGTGAGCTGAAAGTTGGATATAGATTTGATACTTTAGCGGGGCATATTTCAAACAGTGGAATTATTCATGGAAATGCAGATTTGATGAATGTATACAAATCGTTTTTGGAAAAGATTCAATCACAAATTTCTGGATCATTAAAAGTAATAACTCCAAAAATGATTAAACATTCAGCAACTGTTAATGATCTTGAAGCATTTATTGAAAAGGAAAAGCTCGATATCTTATTCATTGACCAACATTCATTGATGGAAGATCAGCGTAAAGCAAAAGATCCGGTAACAAGAGCAGCAAACATTTCAAAAGATTTGAAAAATCTTCAGGTATTGAAAAGAATTCCTATTATTGCTGTTTCACAGCAGAACAGAAGTTTGCTTGCAGAGGGTTCAGGACCTGATGTATCAAACATTGCACAAGCTGATAGAATTGGTCAAGATTCCACAGTTGTTGTATTTCTTGAACAGAAAGATCATGTACTAACAATGCACTTATCGAAAGCTCGTGACGCAGGAGCTGGTGCGAAGTTGAAGTACGCAATTGATTTAGATAAGGGTGTTTTTCAGTTTATTCCTACTGAGAATGATCCTCTTAGTGGAAATCAATGTGACGAACTAAGAAATGAGTTTGAGCCCTCATATGGTGGAGGAAATCCGTTCTAATGCACATTAAAATAAAGAATAAGTTGATAACTGAGCCAATTATAAATATTCTTTATCAGATTCAAAGAGAATTAACAAACGGTAAACTAAAGAATATTGATAATAGAAATAAATCAAATATTCTTATTTCGTGTCCGAGCCACAAGGATGGATTCGAAGTACACCCAAGTTGTAGAATTCTTGCAGACACTGACTGTGCAGAACTTGAGGCTGGTTATGCTTATTGTTTTAGTTGTGGGTATTCCGAACCTTTTGTTAAAGTTGTAGCTGATTTGTTTGATCAGGACATCGCTTTTGCGGAGGAGTGGTTAATTCAGCGATATGGAAATACGTTGATTGAACAGGAATTATATTTACCAAAAATTGAAATTGATCCAAAACCACAAGTTCAACAAAAGTTTCTTGATGAATCAATCCTACGTCAGTATGATTATTATCATCCATACATGTGGCAACGAAAGTTAACAAAAGAAGTTGTTGATGAATTTCGTATTGGTTACGATAAAGCTCGAGATGCAATAACATTTCCTGTTTATGATGAAAAACGTAGATTAGTGATGGTAACAGCTCGAAGCGTAAAAACAAAACGATTTTGGATTCCTGCTGATGTTGATAAGCCTGTTTACTTATTATATGATCTGCTTGAAAAGGGTAGTGACACAGCCCTTATATGTGAGTCTCAATTGAATGCACTAACAGCGAGAACTTGGAATTACCCATCAGTAGCATTGTTTGGAACTGGCTCTCAAAAACAATTTGAGATATTGAGAAAAAGTGGAATTAGAAATTATATCTTAGCATATGATGGAGATGAGGCAGGTAGAAAAGGAGCTTATCGATTTAAAGCAAATATGCCGAATGATATCTTTATAACTGATGTATTATTACCTGCGGGTAAAGATTTGAATGATCTAACAAAAGATGAATTTGATTACTATTATAATTTAAGTTGAACAATAAACAAACTTAAATTATAATATTGATGTAAAAATATAAATAAAGGAGCAAATAAAATGGCAAAGGTAAACTTCAATAATCTCGATGAAGCAGAACAGAATACTTCTTCAAGTGGAGGAAATGGTAGTGACATTGGATTCTTCACTCTTAGAAATGACAACGATGAAGCAATTGTAAGATTCATGTGTGATAGTGTTGATGATTTTGAAATTCTCACTGTTCATGATATCAAGGTTGGAGATAAGTTTCGCAAGGTAAATTGCGTTCGTGATCCTCGTGAACCTCTTGATAATTGTCCTCTTTGTGCAAATGGTACAAAGATCAGTAACAGATTCTTTATTAAGATGATTCAGTATGATAACGTTCAGGATCAGTCAACAGGAGGTTTTAGAGTTGTTCCGAAAGCTGTTGTTTGGGAACGCTCTACAGCTTACGCAAAAACTTTGAAGAGTTATATTGATAACTATGGACCTCTTTCTGATATCATTTGTAAGATTATTCGTCACGGTAAAGCGGGTGATATGCAGACTACATATGAAATTGTTCCCAATCTTAGTAAGATGGTATTTAAGGATGAAATCTATGTAAAGGATCCTTCTTTGTTTGGAACGTTTGAGGCATTTGGAACTATTGTGATGGATAGATCAATTGATGAAATTAATCATTTTCTGGCAACAGGTGAATTCCCAGTAAGACCAAAGGCAGATAATACTCAGTCTGCAAGTGAGGCAACTCCTCGTACAAATGATCAGGTTACTCAGCAGCCTATGCCCAATCAGATGCCTCAGTATCAGCAGCCTGCACAGCAGCCATATCCCACACCGAACTATCAGCAGCAAT